TCAAGGCTTTTTCTTTTTGTGAGAACCTTCGTGAGAACCACCAGATAACAAATCTTCAAAATGTTCATTTGCAAGCTTATTCATTTCCTGTGCTTTATCTGACAGTGCATGTCTGTAAACAGCTTTAAGCGTTCCATCATTTCCCCATCCACCACGCTGCATGATATAAACATCCGGGATTCCCAGAGCGTGAAGAATAGAAGCTGAGTAGTGCCTGAGATCATGGAAACGAAAATGAGGAAGATTGCATTTCCTTAAACATTTTTCGAATTTGTCAGTAAGCTGTCCGGGATTCAGATCAACGATTCTTCCTGGACGTTTTGGTAACCTTTCAATCACATCATCTGGAAAATCAATATACCGGTCACCTGCAAAAGATTTCGGTGCTTTGATGATCCATTGATTGTCAATCGTGCGGACCATGTTTTTACTTACATGAACAATATTACCGTTTATATCTGATTGTTCCAGGGCACAGATTTCACCTCGTCTCATTGGACCGAAGGCTGCAAGCAGAACAGGGATTTCCAGTTCTGTTCCTTCTACAGTATTCATGAGAATTTTTACTTCTTCATCAGAAGGTATGTATAATTGAATACGTTTCTTCTTTGGCAAGGCCGTATTCAGTGCCATAGACGGTCTGTATACCCGTAGTACGGCAGATACTAAGCCGTGGATGTTACGGACGGTTTTAGAGGATAATTTGACAGCCTCAAGGTTAATTGCTTTTTGAATATCTTCTTGAGTGATAGCATCAATCTTTATTCCCATAAGTGATTGAATGTAATTTCGCTGCGTTCCCCTGTAGTCTCTGATTGTACATGGAGATAAGATATTTTCTCTCGAAGAGATATAATCGTCCAGAGCTTCTCCAAACGTTAGTGATTCAGCAACAGGGGAGTGCTGTTCTTTGCTGGCGGCCCATTCGGCAGCCATTTGCTCGCAGATCCGCTTGCCTCTTTTAGTTGGATCATCACAAGTAAAAGATTTCCTGATTTTTCTTTTTCCTATAGTTCCATCTGGTTTGGTATACTCTTCTGTGTGAGATAGTACCTGACACCTCCAGGAACCAGAGGGAAGTTTCTTGGCAGTAGCCATAATATCACCTTCCTTAATTGATTTTTGATTTTGGGTACAAAAATAACAGCCACACAAACGTTCTGGTTGTGCGCTGCTTCCGAAGATGATACAATATTCTTGCAAAATGAGCATCTCTTCGGAGATATGAGCCGGTTCAGTGTTGGTAGCATTGGACCGGCTTTTTATTGTTTTTATTTATTTTTTACAAGTGATACGATTGCTAAGATTACGTTGATTAAGCACCAGGTGGCCCATATGTACAAATCTGAATAACTTCCAGCTAATCCATACCCTAATAACGCACCGATGCCGAAAAGGACAATAAGAGCAATATTGCCGCCCTTGCCGCCTTTACGTGTTGCAATAGATACAATTCCGCCCGCTAAAAGCATGATTGCAACAATGATACCAGCGGAACCACCGACTTCTCCGGTCTCACCAAGAGTATTGCCGATTCCTACGGCGCAGGATTGAAATGCAACCATAATAAATAATACGATTGACAAAATCCCTGATACAAGTTTCCATGTTTTCATAAAGAATTCCTCCTTAATATTGTTTTTTATCATTTAGCAGCAATCATTTTCATCACTGCAAATGGTTTAAAATAGATAATATAGTTGTTGATAATAGTATGTATTCTACCTTTTTCAGAAATAAACGTAAAAGGCCTCGCATTACTGCGAGACCTTCACATAATATAAATCTGTCTTCTTTTATGCCCTATAGGCTCTGTTGTTAGAGATACAACTCTCTGACAGCATTTATATTATATATTAGATTATTACCGCAGTCAAGAAAAAATACTAGAAAATAAATAATTCTTTTATTTTATTATTTATTTTATCAAGTGATTCTGGAGATAACCGAATCCCTGATAATACGCCATATGCATTTCGAGGATCATAAATTCTTATCTTACTAATTGTTGTGATTTGATCTACTAATGCAATACTACCAGTTTTCATTTGCTCGATTTCAGCTTTGATTTTATTTAACTGTATAGTTTTCAATTTGTTTTGTTCTGATTTCTTTTCCCATTCATTTTTTAAGTCTTTAGCGATTTCCAAATATGTTCTGGCTGCTTTTGTCGCATCAGAAGATTTTGGAGAATTATCTGGTACAGATAAATTCTCATCAACAGCTTTCATTAAAGTATCAAATAAACCAAGCGTTTTGGAGATTTCTTCTTCTTCAGCCTGAACTTGCTGTGCAATAGTGTCATATTTTAATTTTAAATTACGGTATAGTTCATTTCCGAGTTCTACGTCATTTGGATGAGTAGAATTATTGTTTTTTTGCGAAGTTAAAGGTATGACTGTAACCACAGAAGAACTATGGGGATTTTTATTATTTATAACAATGGCATAATGTAATCCACCGTATTCACTTCCAATATTGAATCCGAAATTTAGTTTTACAATATCACCGCGTTTATAAGCAATATTTTTTTTAGGGTCAAAAGTTTCTTCAAAGCTAAGCATTCTGACATAATCTTTAATCCAGTAGGAAAGCAAGTTGGCTTTTTTTAAACGTTGTCCGCTAGGGTCATTAATAAATCCTTCTAACATAGAATTTAACTTTTTTATAGCTTGTTTTTTGTTTTGGATGACATCTTCTTTTGAAAAATCTGTAGACAATAAACAATCCTCCTAATTATGTATTTTCAATTCTATTAATTTTTGGTGATATCCGGTCATTCTGGATATCTGATCAATAGTAAAATCCCTGTATTCCGCAAGAAATGAATCTGGCAACAGCAGCTCCATTGCGAACTTGTTGGCTTCGATTTCCTTTTTGGAATTCAGTAAAAGTGTTTGGTTACGAATAAAATAACAATTTTCCTTCCGGTGCAGGAGAGCATGACCAAGCTCATGAGCCATGACCAGACGTTGTTCGTGTTCCGAAAGACTTTGATTAATGAATATGTAGCGGTGATTTTTCAGGAACATATAGCATCCTTCGAACTGCAGATCACAAATCTGGTACAGGATACCAAGCTGATCAGCGATGGCAAAAGGGTCTGCTGTTCCTGTTTTTCTTTTATAGTAAGAAACAATTTTCTTGATATTACGATTCAAGCAATCCACCTACTTTTTGTACTTCTTAGGAGTGTACTTCTCTTTGTTAATAATCTTTAATCTTTTCAAAGCAATTTCCAATTCATCTCTGAATAACTCTGCAGCTTCCGGACTCAATTCCTCGCCGTTGTAGCTAGCTGGTCCATCTTCACCGGAAGTAAGTTTTTTCATGATACTGTCCAGATCTTTAGAGATATCTTTATTGTCTTTTTCAGACAAACCGTCTGCATCAATTCCTTTTAGTAAGTAATCAGTACTCACATCAAAATAGTTCGCAACTAATAAGAGCTTTTCTGCGCTTGGATTAGGATTTGATTTCCATTTTGAAATAGTACCCTTGCCAAAACCAAGCTCTTTTTCCAAGTCGGATTGATTGATTCCACGTGTATCACAGAGCGAAATTATGCGGTTAAAAACACGAGGGTCAAGCGCCGAAGGCTCAACTTCTGTTGCACCATTGACAAGGTAATCCACTGTAACATTGAAATAGTCTGCTATTTTTTGAAGTCGTTCAGCTGACGTTTGGCTGTTACGAAGCTTTCCAATAGATCCGCGCCCAAACCCAAGTTCCTTTTCTAAGGCTGTAACAGCAATACCCCTTTCTTTACACAATGTTTTAATAGTTTCGTATGTAGACATGATTCCTCCTTAAAAAAGTAGAAAAAGTTCTACAATTCTATTGACAACGTAGAAAATCAGCTATATAATGCAAATATAACGTAGAAAATCTTCTACGAAGTAAAGGAAATGTAGAAAATAGTTTGTAATTAATTTGTGATTATCTTGATTATAGAATATTTTCTACATTAAGTCAATATAAAAGTAGAATATTTTCATCTTAGAAAGGAGGAGAAACGTGATTTACGATAACATCCGAACTATCTGTGAAAAGAAGAACATTTCTATTAAACAGGTAGAGCGAGAACTTGGTTTTTCCAATTCAAGCATTTGTAAATGGAATGAATGTGAACCAAGTGTTTGGAAAGTACAGAAAGTAGCAGATTATCTTGGAGTATCCATGGAATATTTGCTGTCAGACCAGAAGGAGGCGAGTTGAAAAATGTCGGTGATTACTATTGGAGTGAGTGCTTTAGTAGCAGGGATTACTACCAAAATAATAGCCACCTACTATTTTAAGAAAGTAGATGGCTACGTAAAAGAAATGTGTGAAATGACAGCTAAAAGTAATGAATATACATTGGCTATTTTACACAAACTTCATAAAAATTCTCGCCCAGAGGAGTAAAAGATCCGAGGTATTTGTGTATGTTAGCTCGTTTGGAAGCATAACGACTAATTGCTTTTAAAGAAAAATCTTTATAATAAGTTGTTTCTTCATATGGAATGTAAATTGATTCATTTGGAATAAATGAATTTTTATTAATTGTAATTATTCCTAATCGCTCCAAAGAAGAAATAGAAAATGAAGCATTTTCAAGAGATACATCTGATAACGAGGATATATAAACAGTAGAAAGCTCTGTCTCGTAATCATGGTTTTGTGAATTTTCAAGAACATAGTCAACTAGTGGAAGAATTGATTTTGGACGAAGCGTTTTTAAAATCCTAGCATCAGTTGGACTCATTTGTTTGATGATCTCTGCAAATGATGGATGAACATTCTGGATATACCTATTATCCATAGAGTTGGAAATTAAATTTACAAACATTTTGCGGAGTTCTTCCGATTCAATACAATATTTAGAATTTTCGAGAGCTTGAGCGGTTGTTTGAATATTTGGTTCAATACGTTTTTCTTCAGGAATAGAAGAGATTGCTCGCGATAATTCTTGTTTGTAAAGTTCCGAATCATGAGCGTATTTCATGCGACGTTTATCTGCAGCTTGCGTGATTCCACCAAAAACTAAGTACCATGCATCTGCAAATGTTTGTCCTATTCCTTGCGTCGGCTTATCGGTGAGATTTTTAACAGCATTATCAACGGAAGCTGGAAGATCTGGGAGATTAATAAAGGAAGAATTTTTGTCAGACATAATAGTTTCCTTCTTTCTTATGTACTAGGCATGGCAGTGCCTGTAATTACAGAATAGGAGAGTAACGATGAAAAGTCAATCTGTTGAAGAAAATCGACAAATTTCGACAAAGAAAGAGAGGTGAAACACATGGCAATTCAGTACACATCAGAAGAAAAAAAGTACGTTCTCCTTAAAGGAAACATCCTGAAACGTATGGAAGCTGAAAGAGTATCTGATGCTCAGATGGCAACTGCTACAGGGATGGCAGTAAGAACATACAAGGAGAAGAAATTGTATCCAGAGAAATTTACTTATCCAGAGCTCAGAAGATTGTTTATTCGGTTGAAGTTTCCGGAGAGTGAGATATTGGAGGCACTGACATGAGAGATCTAATCGATTCCGTTCTGATCGGAGGATGTGCAAGCTATCTTCCGTTCTGGATCTGGAATAATGCAGGTGATCAGCTCGTCGGAGCACTGGCACTGATCGGAATAACATACATAGTCAAACGGTGGCATGTATGGAAGGTGTAACTAAAAAGGATCCTCAGAGCTGCAACTCAGAAGGACCCAAAAGATAATAATAGTTTATCACCCTTTCATTGTATGAGGGTAGAAAGGAAAAGTCAATGATTAAAACAGAAAATGGTAGCGTACAGATGATGGGAAACCTCGCAGAAATTATGACAGATATGACATTAGTAATCAAAGCATTTCGAAGTGGTGTAAGCAAAAAATATGGAGAAAAAGTAACGGATGATTTTCTTCGTAAGTGCATCAAAACAGGATTCATGTCAGATGAAGAGCTGGAAAAGGGGGCTAAAAGATGAGCATGAAGATCAATAAGCTGGAGATTGAAAACGTCAAGCGTATCAAAGCAGTTAAAGTAGAACCCAAAGCAAATGGCCTCACTGTTATTGGTGGAAATAACAACCAGGGAAAGACTTCTGTTCTGGATTCCATTGCATGGGCTCTTGGTGGAGAACGTTACAAGCCATCACAGGCAACCAGAGAAGGTTCCGTGATTCCACCTACATTACATATAGTAATGAACAATGGCCTTGTTGTGGAGCGTAAAGGAAAGAATAGCGCCTTAAAGGTCACAGATCCTAATGGACAGAAGGCAGGACAGCAGCTCTTGAATGAATTTGTGGAACAGCTTGCATTAGATCTTCCTAAATTTATGGAAGCCTCTGGCACAGAAAAGGCAAAGATTCTTTTACAGATTATTGGTGTTGGTCCGCAGCTTGCTCAGTTTGAACAGCAGGAAGAAGAACTATACCAAGAACGTTTATATATCGGTCGTACTGCGGATCAGAAAGAGAAGTTTGCAAAGGAACAGCCATATTTTGCGGATGCCCCCAAAGATCTTATATCTGCTTCTGAGCTGATCCGGCAACAGCAAGAAATCCTCGCAAGGAATGGAGAGAACCAGAGAAAGCGTGAGCAGTTGCATCAACTGGAGCAGAAGTATCAGCGTATCAATGAACAGATGACGGCTCTTCTGGCAGAGCAGAAACAGGTAGAAAATGATCTGGAAACGGCCAGAAAATCCGCATTGAATCTGAATGATGAATCTACCGAAGAGCTGGAACAGAATATTTCCAATATTGAAGAAATCAATCGGAAAGTAAGGGCAAACCTTGACAAGGAAAAGGCCGAAGACGATGCCAAAACATATCGTGATCAGTACAATTCCCTGACAAAGGATCTTGAAGATGTCAGAGATAAAAAAGCACAGCTTTTGAATTCGGCAGAGCTTCCGCTTCCGGAATTGTCTGTTAAAGAAGGTGAGTTGATCTACAAAGGGCAGAAGTGGGATAACATGTCTGGCTCTGATAGATTAAAGGTATCAACAGCGATTGTAAGAAAGCTGAATCCGAATTGTGGTTTTGTGCTTCTGGACAAGCTGGAACAGATGGATATGAAGTCATTACAGGAGTTTGGTGAATGGTTGGAGGCAGAAGGTCTTCAGGCAATTGCAACAAGGGTAAGTACCGGTGATGAATGTTCGATCATTATCGAAGATGGATATGTGGTTGGACAGGATATTTCGGAAGAACCTAAAAAGAAAGAATGGAAGGCAGGTGCATTTTAAATGGAGATTACGAGAGGTAAGATTCCATGTGCAAAAAAAGTAGTTATTTATGGACCAGAAGGGATTGGTAAGTCAACATTTGCCAGCCAGTTCCCTGAACCGGTGTTCATCGATACGGAAGGAAGTACGAATTCCATGGATGTAGCAAGACTGCCAAAACCTACAAGCTGGCAGATGCTTTTGGACGAGATTCAGTATATAAAGTCTCATCCGGATGTATGCAAAACATTAGTTATTGATACCATTGACTGGGCTGAATCCATGTGCATTCAGTGTATCTGTGATAAACACCAGAAATCAGGCATTGAAGATTTTGGTTATGGTAATGGTTATGTTTATACAAAGGAAGAAATGGGACGCTTTCTGAACAGACTTTCAGAAGTTGTCGAAGCTGGTGTGAATGTCGTGCTGACTGCACATGCTCAGATTCGTAAGTTTGAACAGCCGGATGAACTGGGAGCTTATGATCGCTGGGAGCTGAAACTTGGAAAGAAAACATCTTCCCAGACATCACCACTCATTAAAGAATGGGCGGACATGCTGCTGTTTGCAAATTATAAAACATTTTCCATTGCAGTAGATGATAAGGGACAGAAGAGAAAAGCGCAGGGAGGTGAACGTGTGATGTACACGTCACATCATGCCTGCTGGGATGCAAAGAACCGTTATGGCCTTTCGGAACAGGTACCATTCAGTTTCTCATCAATCGCCCACATCATTGATAACAAACCGGCTGAACAGCCTAAAGTCAACTCACAGCCTACATATCAGGTAGAGAAACAAACACAACCTACCTCAGAACCGGTTCAGCAGACTTACACTGCGGGTGAACAGATGAATCTTCCATTGAATGAGCCGGTTAAACAGGGAGAGAAGAAACCATTCCCCGCACAGGACCCGGAAATCCCTAAAGCACTGCGTGATCTGATGGAAGCCAATCGTGTAGATGAGTGGGATATTCAGAACGTAGTAGCTGCAAGAGGCTACTATCCTGCAGATGTGAAGATTAAAGATTACGATAAGGATTTTATCGATGGTTGCTTGATCGGAGCATGGCAGCAGGTCTATGGAATGATCAAAGAGATGAAAGAAAAAGAAGTAATACCGTTTAATTAAGGAGGATAACAGATATGGCAACAGAAGGAAGAGAATATGGATGGGATGACACTATTAAAGAAGATGCTCAGGAGTTTGAGCCGCTCCCGGAAGGTGATTACAATGTAACAATTGAGAAATTTGACAGAAGCAGATCTTCTGGAAATGGAAAACTTCCGGCATGCAACATGGCAGTCGTGTACTTTATCGTACATGTACCAAACAGAGAGATA